ATTGTGGAATTCTGGGATTGAGGCAGATAAAGAAAAAGCACGAGCACAAAAGCGGCGTCTGCATTACGTAGTCAATGCTCTTGTTGTGCAAGATCCATCTGCGCCACATAACGAAGGTCGTGTAGTCCTCTACAAGTTTGGTAAGAAGATCTTCGATAAGATCATGGACGTCATGCAACCGCAGTTTGCAGACGAAAAGCCAATCAATCCATTTGATTTCTGGGAAGGTGCTGACTTTAAATTGAAGATTCGTCAAGTAGAAGGCTATCGCAACTACGACAAGTCTGAGTTTGCATCACCATCTGCACTCCACGAAAGTGATGAAGCGCGCCTCGAAGGTGTGTATAATCAACTGCATTCTCTTTCAGAGTTTACTGATCCAAAGAACTATAAATCATATGACGAGTTGAAAGCTAAACTGTCACGCGTTCTTGGTGAAGATGCTGGATTTGGTTCACCACTCATGGCAGAAGAGCGTATGATGAATACACCTGTCATGCAACCAGAAATTCCAGTAGCTGAACCAGTCACTGCTGAACAAGTAAGTGGAGGTGATGATATGGATGATACTATGTCTTACTTCGCTAAGCTTGCTAACGATGATTAAGCACCAGCACCCCACATATCATCATAGGGATCTGTAGTAACTACACCTCCCATGGCAATACTTTGATTATTAGACGCGTCGACCATTGAGCTCGGCGCGTTTATTATTTGCGTGTTAGGTGGACCAGTAACTACACCAGCCGTAGAGGTTGCAATAGCCGTTCCAGCTTGTGAAGTCTTACGGCCTATCCTTCTACTTTGTGGTGTTACAGAAGAAAATTCATCTGGAAGATCAGGTATACTAGTAGTAGGAGTTGGCACAGAGGAAGATGCTGTTCCTTGGCCATTTAAAGCATCGTTTACAATCTCAGGGAATGCATCAACATTTGCGCCTAATAGATATTGCGATATTCCTTTTGCTATCATATCACCAAAGAAATAACCACCTGCACCACCGAGTGCACCTAATAGTGGAGACATTACAACTGCAGCTGGCCCAGTTAATCCGCCAAGAGCAGTACCTGCAATACCACCAAGAACGCTACCACCCAAACCACCTAAAATACGTGACATACCAGTAACTTTATCTTGCACTGATCCTGGTGTTGTTAAGAGTTGGAAGAGATCTAAAGCAGCAAAGGCTTGCGCTAATCCAGGTACACGTAACAAGTTTTTTAATCTTGGAAACTTTTCACCAATCTTTGTAACATCAGCAGCCTTAACCATCTTGTTGCCTTTATCAGCATGATATCGACCGGTCTTTTCGTTGAATGTTACCTTTACACCTGACTTTGTTATGCCTTTTTTTCCTGTCGTATTAGTCTTAGTTTGATTAGTAAGATTATTTACGTCAGTTTTATTTTTGCCGAGCATGGCCATTATACCAGCTTTTGCTGCAACAAATGGTAACATAAGGCCACGTAAGGCAAGTGATACTGCCTTTCCAGGCATGAATAACGTAAATAATCCTGCCATTGCAATAGCTACATTATCAATCTCTTTAAGAAAACCGTCAAAGTCACCTTGCAATAATGCATCAATACCATCAAGTGCACTACCTACAGTAGTTGTAATACTTGTTAATATATCTTCTATACTTGGTAATTCTATATTAAACATTTTAAAAAATTTAGTAGATAGAACACCAAAGCTATCTCCAATTTTATTGATCTTTTCAATATTATCGTCAGTCAGTACAGCACCAAGTACTGCACCGATAGCAGCAAACTTTTTACCAAATATTAATCCAAGACCACCAATCGATAGAGATCTCTCTACCATATCTCGCATTGATTGCGATACACCACTAACGTTATCTTGTAAGTAATCAGCGATTTCATCGGCTAGCATAGTAATAATTAAACCTGGAATACCACGCTTCAATAATGCACCACCAATACCGGCTAATGCACCTGTAAGACCACCTGCAAATAAACCACCAAAAATCGGTGGCATAGAAAAACCACTACCGCCGCTTTTTGATTTTGATACTTCGTTCTTCTCGCTTGCAGAGGCCTCGCGTGCTTTATTACGAGCTTCAATGTCTGCTTCTTGATCTTCTGATTCTATCTCTTCGAGCTGTTTAAAAAACCTATCAAAGCGTTTATCGAGACGCGAAAGCAATGCGGCGTGTCTTGCATCACCATCCTCGTTCGCTTTTTGCAAACCCATTAAAGAATTATTTACATCGGCTAGAGTCGCCATACTATCCTCGTTGTTGCTGCTGTGCTTGTAGTTCTTTTTCTTTTAACTCTTCAAGTAACATAGTAATGTAAATCTCCCTCTCCCATGGCATCATAGTGTCAAGATCATATAACGAATACTGAAAGTTTTGTAATAACTGATAGTTTACTCTATAAAAGTTCTCGAGACTGTCATGCGAGAGGTTTATTAAAAAAAATCCTCGAGGCCTTTCAGCGTCCTCTTATTATGTGTATTACATTTCTTACAATTAAATTCTATTTCCTTCGTTACGGTTGGCATATCCTCAACCCATTTTGTAATCATTTCAAATTGGGCTGAAGTCAATGAATCTAAAAACTTCTGTACTTCTTCGATTGGTTCATCACTAATCTTAATCGCTTCTTCTTCGGTCAACACCGAATCAATACAAGCCATGATCAAATCCATCAATACCTCTGTGCGCTTCTTATCTTCTTCGAAGAAAGTGCCTTTATTCATGAAGAACGAATAAGTTGGATGCCTTAGCTTGATTGATATATCATTAGTGATCTTAACTATATTATTTTTATTGTTTGTGATAACTTCAATATCATCAAGGTTGACTGTGACCTCGTTCTGTTGTTCACATTCTTCACATAGTACATTGATAGTTGCATTTTCACCCACTGATTTTGATCTGATCTTAGTGAACATATAATCAATATCGTACGTGGTTAGTTTATTTAGTTCGTAATCTCCTGTTACACAAGCATCGATTGTATTCATGATGGAATTTACGATGTCTTTTTTATTCTGTGATTCGTATGCTAACATCAACACTTTCTGTTCTTTAACCAGGAATGGTCTGTATCGAACTTCTTTACTTGTTGATGGTATAACCAAATCATACTGAGGATTCTCATTCAAACGTGGTAGTGCCATTTATTTCTCCTATAAGCCAAGGTTCCCCAATCCTGCGGATGCTGAGATCCAACCTTGTCCACTTGTCGTACGTTCCCAATTGGTATAAGCTATGGTAACATTTACTTGTACCAAACCATCAAGCTCATTGCTTAATTCAATTGATGTGATGTTAATTGGGAATGCATCAACTAATTCAACTGAGTAAACGCTACCGCCACCCAATCCTAAATTTAATCTTATTGGTCCTAAACTAGTTCCTAAACCTAATAATGGTTTACGTAATTGATGGATTTTAATGCTACGTGCATATTCATTTTTATATACAGCTTCGCCTGGTTGTTCACCGATTGTGAGTGCTCTCCACTCATCAAAGTACTTTACGATGCCATAATCGTTCAAGCAATAGAAAGTAAGGTTGACATCATCAACAGCATAACCATATGCCACTTTCTGATTCTCTATACCAATTCCACGATCATGTGTTAACACTCGTTTACCAGGTAACTCTGCGCGAGAGCAGATGATATTCATGTCGTCTCCACCCAAGAGGGACGAGATCTTAGTTAATATGCCGACAACTCCGCCTAAACCTGGTTTACCACCAAGGTTTGAAGGCAATTGAACCAAGAACTGGTTACTGCGTGCAAACCCTAATTTGAGCGAGGCTGCAGATTTGAGTTGATCTATTGACGTCATATCATCTTCCTACTAGCAGCGTGTACCTTTGATTGTGATTGTTTTTGCCAATCCGCAGTAGGTAGAAATGTGGCTATTTCCCATTCAGGCGCAGCTACTCGTGCAAACCTACTCTTAACGTGTGATGTCAAATAATGTTTATAGCAAGGTTTAAAGTATCTCATATTCCTTGCACCATTTAGCATTTTATAACTTAGTTCGAATCTAGTTGTCTCATCAAATTTATCATTGCTTGTTATATTGAGTAATGCATCTAAAAACTTGGCACGTAATACAGCAGGTAAATAATGCAAGTTTAATCCGTAAAATCCACCAGGCGCAGGACCTACGATGATAGCAAGTGGAAATTTATCGTAGAATGGTAATGTCTCTTTGTGTTTAGGATCATAAAAAAACATCTGCATCGAACCAACAAGCTGACGATTAGTTAGCTTTAATGCGTCATCTTGTAGTAACTCAAGTCTGTTAACACGACTTAAGCTTTGTGCTTTCCTACGAAACCAATCACGGGCTTCTTGACTCCGTGGATTGATACCAGCACGAAAGGCTTCATAGCCAAGTTTTTGAAATAGATTACTCATGAGTCTATTTATATCACTTTTTAGGCTTTTTGCGATAAGGTGCAAGAGGTTTGAGCGGTTTCAATTTACCAGGTTGGGCTTTTGGCATGATACCATTTTTACGTAGAGTATCTTCGGTCCATACCTGAAACTCCCATCCTCTATCTTTTGCATACTTATCTGCAGCTTCCCACTTATTCATGTTCTTGATATAAGTTAGAGATTCTGAAATATATTTTTTGGTCTTGCGGCTACCCGTAGGGGGAGAAGTTTCTTTTTCAGGTTTTATCTCAACTAAAACTGTTTTTCCACTCTTAAACGTAATTTTCAAATCAACAAAATACCTGTGGTATCTCTTATCAACATCATAATAATATGGTACTACGGTCTCTTCAGATGACCAACTCTTCACCTCATCAGTCTTATCACACCACATAAATGCATATTTTTCCCACATAGAACGATAGACAACCTTATCTGGATTGCCTCTGTACTTTTTTATATTAGGTTTGTATCTTCCTGAATATGCCATTTTTTGATATAAATAGATTGTAAGGTTTCTAATATTTATAAGGATATACTATGCCTCCAAGAGATCGCTTAGACGCTATACCACCGATTGAAGTTGGACCATCTGCTGCAGTAGCAAAGTCGACTACTACTACTGTTAAGCTTAATGCGCCAGCAGCTACGCTAGCTAATACTCGTATGGAAGATTACGATGCTGGATTATATTTGCGTTATCCTTTAGAAAACCAAGACTACTATAAAGCAGCTATACGTTTTTCTCTCTATAGTATAGATCCGTACAAGATAAATGCTAATGCTGCTAGACAAATTGCAGATACTCCATTTTTATCTAGTTTATTGAAAAAAGAAGCGACTGATAATGCAGCCGATACAGCACGACTAGCCGCAGCAGCAGATGCAGAAATCCCTCCTGAAGCGGCATTCGGTGCAGGAGGTAGTGACATCACAGCGCACGTGCAACAAGAAGAAGAGCTTACAGGAACTAATAGAGATTTAAGTTTAAAACCAGAAAATTTGCATCAAAATATTACATTATATTTTCCACCTGGAGTTCTTATTAACGATGCAGTTATATATGACACTAATGCAACTCTTGGACCAGGAGGTGCTACAGCAATGGCTGGTGTAAATAATCAATCAAGTCTTTTAAGCTCTGTAGCAAAAGGTGTCACTGAAGGAGCGGCTGATTTATTTAATTTAATTCGTGGAGATGTTTTATCACAAGAAGCAGCACAAGTGGCAGCTACTCGGGCATTTAATAAATTGCCTTCAGGTGGCATACAAAACATGACTCGTATTGCACTACAAAAACTTATTAATCCTAATACACGCACAATGTTTCAAGGTGTACCTATTAGGGAGTTCGCGTTTACGTTTCGTATGATTGCTACCTCACAGGTTGAAGCTAAAGAGATTGAACAGATAATTAAGAAATTTAGAACAGAACTTTATCCAGAAGCTATTGAAATTGGTGGGTTACCACTTGGTTTCAAGTTTCCAAATCTTTTTAAGATAAATTATTTGTATAATGGTGTTGTTAATAAATCTATGCCACAGCCATTGATGTGCTATCTAAGATCTGTACAAACGACATATAATCAGGGTAATATGGTTTTCCATAAGGACGGTCGACCAACTGAACTTGATTTAACACTTAGCTTTGCTGAATTTAGAGCACTCACAAAACAAGATATTTTAGCAGGATCGGATGCATCTGGAGGACCACATTAATGGAATACTTCAAGAATTTTCCATATACCAGATATGTTTTTGGTAACGAAGCAGAGGAAATAGGCACTGGTAAAGTCATAACCGAAGTCATACAAGATATATCACGTTATGTTGATGTGATAGATGACGTGAAACGTAGTAAAGCCTTTTCTCTAAAATATTATATACAAGAAAATGAGAGACCAGATAATGTATCGATGAAGTTGTACGG